TATTGGACTTATCCAGGTAATACTAATAGGGTTGCTGTTGGTACTGCTAATCCTAGAATCACTGCAAGTTTGAATACAGGAACTATAACTGTTGGTAATCCAAATACTACATTATCAACTACAATTTCAACAAACACTCCTGTTTATGCAGCTCGTTTTATAGGATCTGGAACTGCATCAGCAGCTACTAGTACATATGGGTATGTAGCGTTTAACCTTCCAGCTTTGTTAGATTGGAACAATACTTTTTGTATTGAATTTTGGTTTTATGCAAATACTTTTGGTACTCAAAATAACTATGCTCTTATTAATACTGGGGGCGGTAACAGTTATACTCAAGTAAACGTATCTCCAACTGGCATCAACTTTACTAATCCTGGCTTCAAGAGTTTTTACACATTTCCCTTTACTATAGCAACAGGACAATGGCATCATATCGCGATAATGGCAAATCCTACAAATACATGGGTGGCACTTAATGGTGTTTCTCAAAATTATGCAGGAGTATTAGGTGGATATAGTGCAGCATATGGGCCAAATAATTTATTTGGACAAGGGATCTATTTAGCTGGAGCTAATCCTACTGAGGTAGGCGCGATGACTCAAGACTTTTATCTATCTGGTTTTAGAATAGTAACTGGTAGTACAGTATATAATACTAATGGATTTACTAGACCAACTACAGTACCTACAAATATAACAGGCACACAGGTATTGCTCTTTACTACTATTGCTGTTACTGATACCAGTAATAATGCACTTGCAATTACTGCAAGTTCAAGAAATGGATCTACGCCTGCTAATAATCCAGTAATGTCCCCTATTACCGGATCTCCAATTTATTTTAATCCCGCACCTATATTTTATCCCAGTGATTTGTTGTTGATAACTGATCTAGTGACAAACTATCAAACAATAGCCAATGTAGTAAGTTCTAATCAAGTTGATACAGTAGTCATACCAACCAGTCAAATTTCCAATCTAAATCCCAGCAATACATGGTCATTGCAGGCATGGGCTGCTGATTTGATGCCACAATTAAATGTGGTGCCAAATTCTATTACTACTCCTCGTGATAGATTGTACACTTCAATTTCTACTCCAGGTCGTTATGCTCAATATTTTCCAAGCAGGGCTATTTCTTCTATAACAAACAATGTAAATGCTAACACACTATCAAACTTCGATAGTTCATTATGGATAAATCCATTAACTAATGGTGTTGCTGTTGGACAAGCAAACCCAAAATACGGAATAGCAACATCAACTATAAATGGTTTTATTAGAAGTGGATCAAATATTACTTTACAATTCTTAAAACCTACATCATTAGTAAATTTGGGAATGGAATTATCTACTAATGATTATCTTTTATTAACTGATATCACTGGAAATCAAGCAATTGTTGATACTACCAATTTTAGCTCTGTTGGTTCTGGTGCTGGTAGTACAATCACTGTTCCGCTTGGCCAAGCATTATATGATGCTACCACTGTGGATCCTACACTTGTAATTTCCAATGCTACTAACCAAAGATTATATACTTGGACTTGTCCAGCCAATGTCTTTAGTGTTAGCGTAGTTGCTGTTGGTGGTGGATCAGGTGGTGGTGGCGGTCTTGGTTGGAAAAATAACATAGCTGTTGTTCCGGGACAAACTTATACTGTTGCTGTTGGTATGTATGGTGGTGTTCTCGATTCTAGTGGTCAAGGTTTTGTGTCTGCTAACGGTGGAGATAGTTATTTTATTAACGCTAGTCTAGTTAAAGGTGGCGGCGCCCCACCATTCCAAGCAGGATCTCCTTATATACCTGGTGGTAATTTTACCGGTGACGGTGGTGGCAGTGGTGGATATAATTCAGAAAGTAGCCACGGGTATGCTGCTGGTCCTCCCGGTACTAGTGGTGGTGGTGGTGGTGGCGGCGCTGGCGGATATGGCGGCAATGGTGGTAATCCAGGATATGATACACAGCCAACTGCGGCTGCTGCAAATAGCGGTGGTGGTAGTGGTGGTGCTGGCGTAGTACTTCCAACAGTGTTTAGTGGTTGGTTTTCAGGACCAGGCGGCGGCGTTGGTGTATTTGGTATAGGTACTACAGGAGCAGCAGTATTTAACGGTGCATATCCAGGTAGCTCAGGTAATCCAGGTAGTACTAATATTGGAAATGGTATAGCATATGGTGGTGGTGGTTATAATTTCTATAATGTTGGAGGATTAAGTGCGCAATCTGGTGCTGTAAGAATTATTTGGCCCGGCAAGAAACTACTAGACGGTGCAACGGTAAGATCATTCGGTGCGACACCTGGCACTACTGTATTGGCATTAGATCAGACAGGAACCATAACTGATACATTTAGCTTGCCACTATACAATGTTACTGTTCCAACATCAAGTGTTGCCAATCTAAATCTTAATAATACTGTAACTGTACAGTTATGGGAGCCTGATCTATACAAGCAGGTAAATGTTAGAACAAATACTCCGCCATCTAAACCACGTGAGAATCTATACTACGCACAGTTGACTAAGGGTACAAAGTATGGTGTGCAGATTCCAAGCCAGATATACAATACAGTACCCACTTCAATTGCTGCTGGCAATGTTACTAAATTTAAACAACCTTCTACTGGCAACATGGTGTTCTACTCACCAGTTAGCAACAAGTTGGAAATCATCGATAGTGCTTATTGGTATGCAAAATTGAATAGCAAAGATGCTATTGTTGGACAAGTTTCGCCTAAACAATCAATTGTTTCCTCTACTATATCAATTTCTGTTGGTAAAACTAATACTAGTTTTACTTTTCAAGCGCAATCGGGCACATGGAGTTTCTTTCCCACTGTAGATGATTATCTTCTTTTAACCGATAATAGCACGGGGAATCAGTCTATTGCAAAAATATTATCAACATCAAATACTGGGGGTGGTACAATATCTGTTCCACTTGGACAAGTATTGTTTACCGGAGGATCTGTTACAGGCACCGGTGGCGGAACCATAGGGTATAATGCTACAAATAATGCTTATACACATACATGGACTGCTCCTGCAAATGTATATAGTGTATCAGTTGTTGCTGTTGGTGGAGGCGGCGGCGGCCAAAATTGGGTTGGTGGTGGCGGCCAATTGGGTGGCGGCGGTGGCGGCCTTGGTTGGGCAAACAATATACCCGTTATTCCTGGACAAACTTATAATGTTATTGCTGGTGCAGGTGGTCCTAGCAGTAGTGGCGTAGGTGGCAATAGTTCATTCACAGGTGAGAGTGGAATTTTCATTACAGCAACAGGTAGTAGTATACAATCAATTGGAGGCAGCTATTCTAGTAATGCTACTAGTAAAGGTGGAGGCAACGGCGGCACAGGAGGAATATCTAATAACTATCAAGCAGGCGGTGCAGGCGGCGGCGGCGCAGGCGGCTATAATGGTACTGGTGGAACAGGCGGCGGCACCGCAGGTTCTGGAAATAATGCTCAATTAAATTCCGGCGCTGGCGGTGGTGGTGGCGGCAGAGCGGGACCAGTACAATCAGGATTTGGTGGCGGCGGAGTTAGTGTATTTGGTATAGGAGCAGACGGAACAGGAGGTGCAGCAGATCAAGGCGGTGGTGGTGGTTCGGGCGGCGGCACAGGTTCAGGATTTGGTGGCCCTGGTGGATCTTACGGCGGTGGTGGTGGTGGCGGAGCAGAAATAGCCTATCAAACACAATCAGTAGGGTCTGGGGCCAATGGTGCAGTCAGAATTATTTGGCCATCAACAAGAATAAATACCGTAGCGAACGGCATAGCAGTAAGATCATTTGGTGCAACTGCTGGTGCTACATTATTAGCAACTGATCAATCAGGAACAATAAGTGAATCTTTAACTATTATTACTGCTACGGTTGCCAATTCAGAAATTGCTAATATAGTAAATGGAACATCTTGGACTGTTCAGGTTTGGGACCTAGAAGTTATTCCACAAAATTCAATTACAACAAGAATGTCACCTGCTAACCCACGTGAAAACTTATACTATGCTCAATTGTTAAAAGGAAAATATGGCACTCAAGACTTTATCAGCAGTCAATTGAAAAATAATACAAGCTTGTTCCTAACTGATACTGGCTTATTGACAAAGTATAGAACAGGCGCCTTTGGTAAAGGTGTTGCGGATCCCAGTGCAGCACCAAAAGCACCGGTGCAGTTCTGGAACTAATATAAATACAGTATAAGGAGTTTTTAAGATGGCAACACTATTTGAAGAATTGGACGCAGTTTTCACCAATCATTCACACTACTATACAGTTGGTTTACCTGACATGAATGAAGCATTGGAGAAGTGTGCAAGAATTATGCATACCAATCCACAGGTTATCACTTATGGTGGACAGATGATTCTAGCATCACAACATGCTATTAGTAATGATATTACTTGGCTAACGGAAATCCCTCGTCCAGCTGAGCCAGAAGCAATTGAAGCACCTAAGTAAATATTAGGCATTCACAAAAAAGCCCTGCTATTATGCAGGGCTTTTCCATTACTGAGGGCAGTTACTGGAGGTGCCGCCCCCAGTAAATCTCATTAGCGGTTATCACTCACCGCAGCCACAATGTGCTTGCCCGCATTCTTATTGAACTCCTGGAAGTTCTTAAGCTTGCTGCTTTTGAACTGCATCTTGTATGTAGTAAGAGCAGCATGAACAAGCATAACCTGCAACTCAGTGCCCAGGTTATCCATAATGAACCGCAGTACATTATCGAACTGTGCATGGAAGAAGTCGTTGCCCTTGTCAGTAGAAGCATTCTTATCCCAGCACTCCTTGAGCTCGTAGCAAAGAGCAACCGTCAGTGAGTAACAAGCGCCAATGTCCTTGTTCTTGAGCTCACGTACCTTACCCTCGAGAATATGCGTGGGGTTAGGCATGTTAGCAGACACCTTACGATGTGCGTTGAACTTAAGTGCAACACCTTCGCCAACGGTACCTGCAACAAGATCCGTGAGCTCAGTATCATTGAGGTGATCCTCGGTAAGCAGCTCGCTAACAAAACTCCACGAACGAGGAGTAGCAAAGCTCTGCCCGCTCATCTTGGGATCAAAGTTAAAGAGATCAACCTTGTTGGCAGTGATGTAACCAACAACATCCGAGTGTACACGGTTTTCAATAGCCCAGGTCTGCCAAGTTTCAAAGTCCGGACGCAGCGTCAGATGAATGAAACGGTTAGCGAGCGGAGCAGGCATACGATATGTAACACCACGATCAGTGTCACGGTTACCAGCAGCAACTACCACAACATTGTCTGGCAGCTCATATGTACCAACACGACGATTGAGCACCAGCTGGTAAGCAGCTGCCTGAGTAGCGGGCGGAGCACTGTTCATTTCATCGAGGAATAGCACAACGATGGGGTACTGAGCAGCAATTTCTTTAGTGGGAAGATCGGGCGGCGCCGACCATGTTGCGGTATGCATTTCGGTATTGTAATAAAGAACACCCTTAAGATCCGAAGGATCCATAAGTGCAAGACGAAGATCATAAAGCTTGCCGCCCATGCTTTCGCAAATATCTGCAACCAGCTCGCTCTTGCCAATCCCAGGAGGACCCCAAAGGAATAGCGGCCGCTTACGTTTCATAGCAACCATAATTTCACGCTTTGCAGCATCAAGAGTAACACTGCGAGTTTCGGTAAGGGAATCGTTTGACCTAGACTTAGTAGACATTTGGCACCTCCAAGTTGTTAACGTCTATATTATTACTATACACTCTTACGCTTCTTTGTCAACCTTTGTTCTGACATAATGCAGACGAGTGATATTCTCGGCAGCATGTTGCTTGATCTTAGCAGTAGTGATTTCAATCACATTGCCCTTCTTAAACTCATGGTCGCCGGCAAAGTTCACAATGTTGCCAGCTTCGGTCAGTGCAGTGATATAGTACTTAAACCAATTCTTGCTGTAAATGCAAGACAGTACCTCAACCTTACCGTCGAACTTGTCACCAACTGCACCAAAATGGGTGCTCTTGCGCTTGAGCTCGTCAACACGATCCCAAGTCTTATCGTAGTCAACACTGCGCTCCCAAGCATTGGGCAAGCTGGCAATCAGTCCAATTGTCAGCTGGTCGTTGGATGCAACAAATTCCTTATAGGAAGCATTGGCAGCACTCATAGTGTATGCGTTGGCCTTGCCTGTCATAATATCAACAGTCTTGCTCTTGTAGTATTCGATGATCTCACGAGCACGCTCATAGTCAGCTTCGCAGGTGTCAAAGTCGTCAACATTAGTCCTGTTCAAAATAACAGTCATAATATAACGATTGGTTAACTTTGTACCAACTGGTGTGTTATTGCCAACGTAACACTCGTTGGTTCTCTGGGCAGCAACAGCCGCAGCAAAAATATCCTCAATGGCATAGTTGGTAACAGTGTCTTGGATACGCGGGCGTTTAGCCATATTAAGCTCCTCGTTTGTCAGAGTTGAGAGCGGGCTTCATCTTGCGGATAAGCTCACGCTCGTATTCATGTGCCGCAGACTTACCACGTACAATAGCAAGCACGGTGTATTCAATATCTTCCTTGCAATCCAACGTGCGGAGTGCCTTGCAGAGCAGCCAGTTGAGCCCCTCAGTTTGAGCACGATAGAAGTGCTTTGCAATGCGGGAACGAACGGACTTTTCCACAGTTGGCTGTGTCTTGGCAGTTACCCCAATGTAGAGCTTACGCCCAACAGTGATTTGGTAAATGATATGGTTGCGATCGGAACGCTTCTTTCTCTGTATCATACACTTATAATAGCATTGAATAGGGATACGTCAACCGAAAAGATTCTGATGCTAAGTTATTGATTTAAAAGCACATTTGAGCAAGAGTCAGCAGATCCCAATAGACATCTGGCCCAAATCTTGCCCAAAGTAGCAGTCCAAATGTAACAAATACTGTTACAATTGCAATATTAACCCATTGGATTACGGCGCTTGTCTTCTGCACGAACTTCCCGCTGAATCAACGTGTAAGCATAGCTGCCGGGTGTAGCATCACTTTCCCAAGCATGTAGAGCACCCAGACGATTCAATACCAAGTTGTAAGCAGATTGCCGAGTAAGCTCTTCAACTACCATTGCTTTCCAAGCTTCCAGTGAAGTATTCTTCCTAGTATGTACGATTGAAGTAGGATTCTTCTCTTCAATGCGTTGCGACCAATTTGGAGTAGTTTTGCTTGACATTTGTACTTTTCCTTGTTTGGTCGAATAAATTGGAGCGGGTGACTGGGATCGAACCTTTTTCCTTATCTTATGCTAAATAATAGCATGATTGAACACGCATGTCAACAATGTAATTTATCTTTTATTCCAACAGTCGGATCTCATGGTAAATTCTGTTCTTTATCGTGTAGCACTACATTTAGAAATAAAATAGATAAAGAAAAATCAACGAACAAATATTATTTAAGTCCTTCAAAATGTGAATATTGCCAATCTCAACTTGAATATTCTAAAAGAAAAAACAAATACTGTTCAAGAAGTTGCTCTGCTAAAATTACAAATAAAGTCGCTCGTAAACGAGGCCCTACAGCAGTAGAAAAACCGTTATATTCTAAAATAAAATTTATTCTGTGTAAACATACTAATCAGTATTATTCTAATAAAAATATAGATGGTTCAACGAGAAGATGTTCTCCTTATATTAAGACTATTAAAGAAAAATACTACACTGCTTCGAGATTTAAGTTTAATGTATATCATTATCCTGAAGAGTTTGATTTATCAATGATAACTCAGCATGGTTGGTATACTTGCCCGGGATTAAAAAGAAAAGGACAATTAAAAAATACTATGGGTGTTAGTCGAGATCATATTATATCAGTTAGTTATGGATTTTCTAATAATATAGACCCAAAAGTAATATCTCATCCAGCTAATTGTCGAATAATGATTCATGCTGATAATAAAATTAAATCTAACAAATGTGATATGACACTGGATATTTTGTTAGAAAAAATAGAGTTATGGAATAAAAAGTACACCGAGCGGGATAACGGAATCGAACCGATGACGAAAGATTGGAAATCTTTAGTTTTGCCCCTAAACTAATCCCGCTCGCTGTACTCTCCAAAGTATTTAGTTGTGTAGTTAACCATGACCACACCCGAGACTATTTTTGGCGTCCAACCCCGTTAAGCACCGTTTTCTGTTTCTTTGCGCTAACTATTTAACAGTACACTAAGTTAACGGCACTGTCAACATTATTATTTGATAAAGCCATTGCTACTGCCATTGGCTCATAAAAGAAACTAACATATGCACCAAAATAGAACCAGGGATGCATAACCTTTTTATCCATTAATATAATCTCAGGACTTGAAACTTTTTCCACCCTAAAATTATAATACTTGTACCCACGCCCAGCCATAATATCAAACCCACGTTGGGTAAGTCTAAACCCATGTACCTTATCAGGATTGTACCAAAATAACGGATAACCTTTATCTATTTCTTTTAGGTGCGGTATAACGTCTTTGGCATACTGTGCCAATTCCATAGTCCAACTAACTTTGGTCCTTATGGTTTCGTCGGAAATACCTGTGATCCTTTTATATAAATAAGTTAGTCTTAGGAACTTAACAAATGTATTTAGCGAACAAATATACCCAATGGTATCATTCTTTAATTAATAAAGCTATCAATCGTAAATTACCAAATGATGTATATACTGAAAAACATCATATCATACCTAAATCTTTAGGTGGCACTAACAAGAAAGAAAATTTAGTGCGATTAACTGCAAGAGAACATTTTATTTCTCATCTTTTATTAGTCAGAATGACTTCAGGGGCTGATAAAGCCAAAATGGTAAATGCAGCATTACGATTAGCAAATGACGGTAAAAATAGAAAAGTTAATGCTAAACTTTATGAACACATTAAAAAAGAACGAAGAAAATTTCTAAGCGAAACTATGTGTGGTTCTGATAATCATTTTTATGGTAAGAAACATAGTGAAGAAACTCGAAAAAAGATGTCCGAATCAAGAAAAAAATGGTCGTATAGTGAAGAACATATTAATAAGTTTCGAGGAAGAGTTGGGCCAATGTTAGGAAAAACACATAATGAAGTAACAAGAATAAAACTTTCAAATGCTGCAAAAGGTAGAATTCATTCAGATGAATCTAAAACTAAAACATCACAATCTTTGTTAAAAAAACATTTAACTCGCTCTGCTGAGACAAGAGAAAAAATGAGACAATCTAAGATAGGCATTGAACATCCTGTTAAAGAATGTATACATTGTGGCAAAATTGTTGCAGTTGGTATGTATGCTAGATGGCACGGGGATAAGTGTAAGGTTAAGGATAAATTTGTTTGCCTTGATCCAATAAAACAACAGTAAATTTATTTGTCTTAAACTTAACATTGAGTTTTTTTGCTAAGTTAATTGCATGTCCCTTGTTACTAAACGATACTTTCTTATACTTTGGACCAGGATACTGTGCCAAAAGATGTTGCGTCTTTAGGTTAATTGGTTTGTTATCGTAGTAAACTGCCCAAATACCCTCACTAGCCAAAACTTGATCTGACTTGTAAGTGGTTTTATCAGCTTGCTCCAATAGTATTTGTGGTTTAGGTCTTGACATAACTCATTTTACTTTGATTAACTATTATTATTTATCACTAGAAATTGCCCCCATTTAATTCAATGGAGATATTATCCGCACTGGCAATCTTTTGATTCAATTCCAAAATTTGTGACTCCGCAGCACGAAGGGCATTGAACAGTTCCAGTATCTCAGCCTGTAGATCCCTACACTCCTTGTGAGTAAAGATAACCTTTCCCTCACTGGTTAAGTTACGGCATCTCTGATTGAATTGCTGTATATGATGTCCACCAAATGCCATTACGAAACCTCACTCTTGCTTTTGAACGGTCCCTTAAACTCATATCGCTGTAGTGTAATTAGCTTGGGACTAAAACCTTTTGCCCATCCATGTGGAAACTTAATCAAATAGTATCCGGCACAATAGTAGCTATTGCTCTTGTCCGTCTTCGTGTAGATTGGAAGCTTACGTTCCACATGCCACAATGCATTGTGTGGACTATGAGCAGTGGGATAATCGTATACTTCGTTCTTTACTGTGCTTTTAGCTGGCTTTGCCTTCTTAGTAAAGGTAACATTATACCGTGTACTAAGCTCTTCAAGATTCTTAAAGGCAACAGGCTGGTTATTGATTACTGCTGTCACAATATTGTTTTTAACACTTATTGTCCCAACTTTGTTACCATTCTCTTCTTCAAGAATCCAAAATTTATTTTCAACAATAGTTTTGGCTTTCATGTCAACATCCTACATCTTGATCTGTATCAACAACAGCTGGCTCTTCCTTCTTCTTAATTGTAAAGGAACCATTCTCATTGTCGATCCAGGATAAATCTGTGCCTTCACTCCATCCCATTTGACTCAATAAGTCTGGGGGAAATGGAAGCATTAGCTCTCCAGTATCTGGGTCCGTTGTTACTTCTACTGTCCAGGAATATGGGTTACTCATACTGTCTCCTTTGGCAATGATTTGCCTAGAATTTCTGCCATCTGTGTTGCACTTTGACTCATACGTTCCAGCTCAAACTTTCCACAGAACTTCATAAACTTAGCACCCACCATACCAACCTGCTTGGGCTGCAAGTTCATAAGATAGTTGTCAATGTTCTGCTTGATCTCAGGTGGCTGACAAGTAAGATCAATCAGTGTCTTGTTTTCTTCATAGCGATCCAATACACGATGCTCTACACCTTCATGATCAGTCCAACGCTGAAGCATCATATTGTTCCAGGAATAGCCTTTGTGCTCACGATCTGCAAAAGCTTCCTCAAGTCCAACCTTCTTAGCAGTACCCTTGGTACGCACACCAGGATACGCTGAGAATACGTTATCTGTCGTGTCACCACGCATGATCTTCTCAAACAGAATCCACTTTGGATCACCAGGCTTCTTATGCTCCTTGGTCTTCTTATCCGTTACAGGCTTACCCTTGTCATCGTAGAAACCATCCAAACGAATAGTTTGGTTAGTTACGCCATTCTCGATGATTACATTGGGTGCGAGAAGCTGATAAAAATCGCTGTCAGTGCTACATATAATATGATCGTCACTAGGATGAAGGGCAATCCACCGTGCGATAAGGTCGTCAGCTTCTGCATGATCACAGCGTATAACACTAGAGTTAGTGTTACTATCAAGCCATTTAACAAGCTCATCGTATGTCTCCCAGAACATCTTATCTTCTTCAGCCTGAGTCTTGCTCATGGCATCTTTGTTATCCTGTCTGTTACGCTTATAGCTGGCAGTGTGATCCTTGCGCCAACTACGAGCTTCCAAACAGAAGATAACGTGATCAGGTTTGGATTGTCGGTAGGTCTTTAGCAGAGCATTGAACGTGATGTGCAAGCTCATACCAATCTTGCTCCAGCTGTCTGCGCCGCGAGCAGCAACATGACGAGCACGAAAGAACATATTTGCGGTGTCAACCAGTAAGTATTTCATATTACTAATATATGCTACTATTATTGATTTGTCAAGTTCATTGCGATCAATTGTGACAATTTTCTATGTCCATTGATATTTAAGTAACCATACTCATTCAAATAACCAAGTTCCATTGCCCAAGCTTTGATATTGAATATTTTTGGATCCCATAGCCAATTACCAATGTCGGTTGGCATTGTGCTATCACTCATTAGCATGACATGCTTGATATTTTTGGAATTCAGGTAATCAATCAATAGTTGTAATTTGATATTGAATTGGCTTTGAACTGTTGTCAATTCAAAGCCGCTCATATACTCATACATTTTAGTTCTTACTTCGGGGATAAATTTATCAATATCATTGAAGTTAAAGTAAACCATCTCATTATTATAAAAAACTTGGCCCTTATATAGATTGGGCCAGGTTATTACTATATGGGACGCATTTGTACGCATTGCGATGTCAAATATATCATCACATGTTATGAAGTCGTATGCGTTGATGGCAATACCATTGTGCAAAATATCACTTAATAATTTTGCAAATGATACATTGTAATTTTTAGGATGAGGAGTTTGACCTTTAAGTTTATGAGAAGTATCCTGTGATGCCCAACTGTATTGACATGCAGCATAACTTGCCGCAGCAAAGCCATCACCAATTACCTGGATCATGATACCTCAGTCTTACCCTCGCCAACTTTCTTTCGATTGACTATATTTGCACCAGCTAATGCAGCAGCATTAGCCGCCGCCCCGGGAAATTGATTTGCAATAATTGTCTTACAAACATCATTAAGCCATGAATCCACTATGTCTTCTTCTGAGTTGCCATAGTATCCATGCTCAGTAAGCAGTTCAACAAACTCTGAATTCCAATCCAATTCAATTGAACCAATACGTGGATTTTTAGGATCAAAATCAAACTTTAGTACATCAACCCTTGGTTCCTGTTTGGGAGGCGGAACAACCTTTTCCTTCTTAACTCTGGGCTTCTTAGGCTTCTTGGCAACAGGCTGTTCCACAACTACCAGTGGAACTTCTACTACTGGCTCTTCTTTTTTCTTACCAAACCAATTGAACATTAATTACACACCGTTTCTGTTACGGGAACGTAGCGATAGCCGTTCCAAAATTGATCAACCATAACTCGCTGACACACTTCACCGTATTGGTTGTAGAAATAGCTTCCAATTGCAACTGCGCCTAATGCGCCAACGGCGTATGGTACCCAATTGCGCTGTGGGCGAACATATCGCTGAGGAGCATAATTCCTGGAAGGGGCATAGTATCTTGGAGCAGGCATCACATGTCTAACTGCCGGGCGACGATTATCGTAATGACGATGATGGTGCTGAGCTTCAGCAGGCAATGCTGATATCAAAGTAGCAAAAATACCAAATGTGGCAACAGCAATCTTACGCATATTGATCTCCTTTGTATTCCATTAACTTCAATATAGCATATTTACTCAACCTGTCAACCACTTATGCCAAACTGGCGTATAAATGGATCTGCAAGTTCAAAACAAACCCATTTTTGGCACAATATTGGGCTGCATACTCATGATTTATTTGATTTTCTTTCATATCTAGCAGCCCTTCTTCCCAGAAACTGATAACTTCATCAACAGCACTACGCTCTTCTATGCTAATGCTATTCTTCTCACTGCGGATCTGCTTGCTCTTCTGAGGTTCTCTATTGTAAATGTTCATTGGACTAATGAATACCTTACGATCACCTTTTGCCCAATCTGGAATACTGCTATATGGACTGTCTTGATCTGCGTTCATAACAAACTTTAGACAATTAGCACGGGCAAGCATCTTGGGATTAGGTTCCAGATACTTTACGGGCTTGCCATTCTTCTCTAGACACTTGGGACTGACTACCAATGTAGTGGAATCTGGAATGTTCTGTACAATTGTGCCGTTGCTTTCGATCTGTGTCCAAGCAAAGCGATCCTTGATATATTCGAGGAATACGCCAAGATTCTTCTGTAGCATTGGCTCACCACCAGTAACTACTAGTCCAACCTTCTCACGAAACCATTCAGGAACCTCTTCACCGAAGTAATCTACTACGGCCTTGAATATCCTTGCTTCTAGTTCCTCGAGTGATAGCCAGTCGCCGCCATCAAAATAAGTATCACAAAAACTACAAGCCAAATTACACTTAGCAAGACGAACGAAAACTGCGGGTTCTCCACGATAAGGCCCTTCACCTTGTAGTGTATAGAAGATGCTGGTGACAAACAACTTATCACCAGCTTTGTCGAAATACTTCTGGCCGATGATTTCATTTTTTCCAAACATTAGATTTCCTCAAATAATGTATTATATTGCGGGGCGGATTTAATCATCCCCAACATGTCTTTCCACTTATTGCCATTAATTCTTAATTTACCACTTTTATCATCAAATTCTCTTACACGTTCAATTCTAAAAAAATTTGTTTGTGCAAGGATCCAGCTTGTTAATGGGGGATTGTTTGCAAGCTGATTTGATAAATCTAATAGCTCTTCTTTAATAAGCTTATGTAATGGCTTCCAATCTAAAACTTCAATCTTTGAAACAGTTGTTTCAATAAGTTCCAGCGGTTCATAATCTAATACATGTAGATCCCAATTATCCAACTTATCTAAAAAGACTTCTCCATTAGTAGCAATTATCTGTGCAATAGAAGCACTTCCAATTGTAGCAGGAGCCCATGTTCCTTTTTTTCTAGATTTGATCTCTTTATTATTATATTGCGGAAGATCTGGGCCAGTGCCATAGTTAGTTTTAATGCCTGCTTTGTCATATTCCTGCTGTATCGCTCTACCAAATCTTCCATCACCATTACCTGACGGGGTAATCACACTACCAACAATATTCTTCGGTCTTGCGCTCTTTATTTTAGTCATATTAGCCCTCATATATTGCTGAGTTACCAGCGTGTTCGAATACTTCAGCACTCTTTAGTCTGACGCTCTCTCCAGCAGGATATCGCCCGCCATGGACTTTATAAGCTTCGAGCAGACTAGCCATTGCATCATAGCACATCTTAGCAAACATCTCACAGCCAACACCTGGAACAATACGTAGATCGCAGATTGCTCCACGCTCATGTGGAACTCCAGTTGACATGCCATCGTATCCAATGTCATTCATCTTCTTGAAAAACTTGAGGTGAGGATCATCAGCAGCGATTACCAATGTGTGATCAAACATGGCGTCAGCCCAATCCTTAAACTGCTTTAGTCCGCCAAAATCCATAACCCAATTACGATCATCTAGGTTTTCGCTTTCAAAAGTAAGCTTGATGCCAATGCTGTAGCCATGTAGTGTGCTGCAATGGCTATGAGTAGCACGCCACTGCCTAAAGCAGCAACTGAGTCCACGATCTGTTCCGTATGTTTTTGTACTATAATATTTCCCCATTAAAATTCCTTTATTAAGTGAAGTTGCATGTAATAACAATGCGTCTTTCTGATACTTTTGGTTTAGTACTTGCGTGAAAGCTAAACCCATCAAACAAAAACAGACGGTTTTTTACAGGAGCACATCTAGCTTGTTCAGTAAACTTAGCAGATTGTGTGTAAGAAAACAATATGTCATTGGTAAAATTGGTGCCTATTTCAGGCAATTTTTGATCAAATAAAACTGTATCCCCATCACTATCCATGACATAATAGCAAGCAGTACAATGAGGCATCATAAAATCTACATGCGGGGTATCATATGGGACTTCGTTTTTCATATCAGGAAGAAGAAGACCAACACGCATACGCAATAGCTTGTTGATCTTCTTCCCATTTACTTGTTCAATGGAATACATTATGGGTTTTAGGAATGACATATATGGACCAGGTGGTTCTCCCAAATCACAAATTACATTTGCAAATCCACCATTTTTCCCATAACCGGCAAAAGTTACATCAGAGATATAATGCCATGGAAATTGTCTGTCGGTAAGGTCAGCTTCTATGTCATCTGCATATCCCTGAGGCAATAGGTTGTCAACAATAATTGGATACATTACCGTGTAATTCCCTTACGCATCATTTCCATTGATATTGCTGCTGCTACACGCTCTTCAAAATTTTCATTCTGACTGATAACATGAAGTGCATAATCACTACGATCCTTATTATGATCATAATGTCTAAATTCCATTACGGTACCACCGTCAGCACCATAGATGCTTAAATTTAGTCCACGTGAATCCAACCCTCCTCTTGGAGATGCTGATACCAATCCAATATTACTAGGATATGGTTGATCAGGAGTTTCCCACGCTTGCTTGCACTTCTTCTTAAACCAATTATCAAACCATTTCATCGTTCAATCTCCGATATTGTCTTTCTTCCCATTGTGTGATTTACTCTTGCACGAATCTGTGCGTTCTCCCAAGTCCAACACTCTCCAGTATCATCTTGGAAACAGACCCACATGAGATCATGTTCTGGGCCGTAGTCGATGATGAAGTGTGCTAATGCACGACCTTTAGGAGTCATGATCGGAATTGGAGGATCTAATCTAGTCATCGAGCAAAGTCCTGTTGTAGTTTAATGTTATCAAAGAATTCTTTCTTTGTGCCAGCATCAGTATCAAATCCACCCTTGAGTACAGTGGTTTGTGTCAGTGAACTATGTGCCATAATGCCACGATTCTCACAGCAACCATGTTGTGCCTGAATGTAAACAGCAACGTCTTCAGATCCAGTGGCCTTTTGAATCTCACGAGCAATGTCGTTACATAGCTCTTCCTGCAAAGTTCCTCTACGGGCACACCACTGAGCAATCCTAGTATACTTGCTGAGTCCAATTAGCTTCTTAGCAGCAATAATGCCAATGTAAGCAACACCAGTGACTGGCTGATGATGATGGCTGCACATGGACTTTAGTTCACTTCGAACAACAAGCATACCAGTATAAGCATCCTTGCCATCATTTGGAAAGCTTGTGGCATCTGGGGCTGGATTGTAACGTCCACTCATTACTTCATTGAAATACATCTTGGCAAGTCGCTTTGCTGTACCTTTACTGTTTGGATCAGTCTCACGATCAATTACAAGAGCATCCAGTACCTGCTCGAACGCACTGGTTGTTTCTTCAATCAACCTGTCATGTTCATCAAAATGGATATACTCAGAGATATTATCACCAGCCCAATACCTTCCGCCGGCAGATTTAATACGATTACGAATAGTTTCTGAAACGCTCATCTAATTTCCTTATGTTGACGCAGTAGGTGTTGCGAATTTTTAATATACTTTATTTAGACCTGAGAAGCAATAATTGTTTGATAAAGTTTGGAACCATTAAAGAACTTTTCAGTTGATGCACCGTTAAGATTTCTTATAGTTCCTGGTAAATCAGCATTATTACTGCCCATTATATTCTGAATCTTTTTAATCAAACGTGGTTTATTACGTTGATATTGATCCCAGCTGCTGGACCAATCGCTTGGATACTTGAAAAATGTATCCCACATCTCGTCATAGCTTAGGCGATCAGGAACCAATGGATATGTTCCAACAATGGCACCTTCATATACAGAGATACCCAGTGTTTCCTGTAGGTTGGCACTGAACACAATTTTACTTTCAGCTAGATGCTGATGATACTCGTGCTTGCTCAACTGATGGTCCTGCGCCACAAACCATTCATATTCAGGCATTGATGCAGCAAGATCCTTAAAGATCTCCAGCTGCTTTTCAGGAGCAAGGCGATGGGGGAAGATAATTTTATCTTTCTTAACAGTATTAACATATGGATTGAGAATATCATTTAGGTATTCCATTGGCCAACCCACAATATGAATCTTATCCTTGTGCCAGTCCATAAATTCATCACTTGAATTCTCATCAAATAAGTTCAAACAAAACATATCAAGGTGAAACTTTGTAGCAAAGAAATTGTGATCATAGCAGTAGAACATACTGGATTCAGCATTACGAACCCAAGGAGTATCACCAATCAAACGTCCTAGGAAATCCTGAGGATCATAGCTGCCGGCATGCCACATACCGCCAAGCTTAACTGGGATACCCAATAGCTCACTCATATACTTTACTTGGATAACAGTAGGGTTCCAAGCATCTGTATAGAGGAAGTAATCGCCAGCTTTAACTGCGCCAGAGGCAAATAGCTCTGAAATCTGCAATAGCTGCTGGCTCTTATAGCTATTGGTTCCAGCAAAGTTAAGGAACGCTCCAGGAGTTGTAGCTTGCGGAACATCACCACCGCTGATAACAACTACATCCATTCCAGCAGACTTCATCTGATCTGGTAGATACTGCTTCCATTGTGCTGTATAACGTGTTTCAACTGCTTCCAAATCAATAAGATAAACTGTCATGCTCGTTCCTTATAATAATTACTGGCCATCCATTGGATCAAACAGATAAGCCCTTGTCCTTCGTCTTTAAATTTTACTGTTATCACACGATAATCTTTGAATTCAGGATTAACTAACATAACATAATCCTCATACATCTTCAAATTTTCTCTTTGAAATAATCCCTTTAATCCTGTCAACGTGGCATTACGGTTGGACCAACTGCCTGCTTTATAAGCAATTAATGGAAAATCAACTGCTTCCCAAGTTTCTGTTAACCAAGGTTCCATGACGCACCTAAATAAAAAGGGCTAGTTGTTACACTAGCCCACAACTCATACCTGGCAGGTAGTAGTATTAGCCGCGAGCGCGACGTGGAGCGTTCAACATATAGTTGACATCCTCGTCCCAGTTGTTAATAACACGATCACCTCGCTTGGCCCGCTCATACTGACCATACGCAGTGTTACGCTTATACAGATCCTTCTCATTAAAGATATACCCATACTCAACGCAGAATTCACGATATGCGTCAAGATCCTCAAACACACGAGCAACGGTACGATTCTTAATCATGTCAAATTTCCCATTTAATGTTACAGCCATTTTCATTGTCTTCACTGATTTCAATCTCTACTGCCCTGCCAGGATAACGAGTCGAAATTACTTGATACAAGTCTTCTGCAATCATTTCGCAGCTCTTGTAATCCAATTGTAGTGTAGCTTCATTATAAAGCTTTGTCAACCAGCGTTTAAACTGGATAAACTCAATGTCGCGATCATCGTGAAATACCTCAATGGCAACACGGAAGTGGAAAATGTGACGATGAGGATAGCCCAAAAAGCTTACATCATACTCATCGCCCGTCGCCAACTTTGGATCGTCCAAAGCAGCGGGATACTTGTGGATACCTTCTCGGGCAAAAGTTACCCAAATCATGCTCTTGCGTGTAATTGGCATTCGATCTGTCACCATCTTCTTCTTTTTAAAGGGGTTCATATTAATTACTACCATTTTGAGTCTCTTCGTTATAATCTTT